TTGGTCAGTTACTAGATGTTATTTACGACCTTCAAACTAACATTAAATACAGACTAGCTACAGAAGATCTTGGATCGGTAGCATAATGTATAGGAGAAAATAGATGGCAGTTACAGTACAATTTAGGCGAGGCACAGCAGCACAGAACAATGCGTTCACAGGTGCAGCAGGTGAAGTCTCGGTTAATACAACTAATAATTCTATAAGGGTCCATGATGGGAGTACAGCAGGCGGACACGAGCTTATGCTCGCTACGGCAGTAAACATTAGTGGGAACATTCCAATAGGGAATGTTTCTGGAACAATTAGTGCAGATTCGATGGAAGATGGATCTAGCATAGACGGCGGAACATATTAATTAGGAGATAAAAATGCCAACACAAGTACAATTAAGACGAGGGACTACAACACAGAATGAATCCTTCACTGGTGCGGTAGGTGAGTTATCCGTAGATACTACGCTAGATACAGTTAGAGTCCATGATGGTTCTACAGCAGGCGGTATTAGACTTGCAAAATACTCAGAAATACAAGCTGGGGATATAACAGGTGTAACAGCAGGCACAGGACTTTCAGGCGGAGGCACTAGCGGTGGAGTAACGGTAAACCTATCACACTTAGGGATAGAAAGTCTAAGTGACCCAAATGATGATCAAATAATATTTTGGGATGATTCAGCAGGAGCAACTGCATTTTTAGATATAGGTACAGGTTTATCTATATCCGGAACAACAATATCTGTAGGAACACTTAACCAGGATACTACAGGAAACGCAGCTACGGCAACAGCATTAGAAACAGCAAGAACAATAAATGGCGTATCATTTGATGGTTCAGCCAATGTTACAACGCTAACAGCAGGAACTGGTGTTTCAGTTTCAGGCACAGCAGTTTCAATAGGACAAGCAGTAGCAACATCAGATGATGTTACATTTGCAGATGTAGCAGCAACAGGTAATGTTACTATTACAGGTAACTTAGATGTAAATGGAACAACTACAACCTTAGATTCAACTAACTCTACTATTGCAGATAGACTAATTGAATTAGGAAACGGAACAACAGGAACACCAGCAAACGATATGGGTCTGGTCTTTGAAAGAGGATCTTCAGACAATGCGTTTATTGGTTGGGACGAAAGTGCAGATAAATTCCTAGTAGGTACTGGCTCATTTACAGGTGCAAGTACAGGAGATTTAACAGTTACCACAGGAACACTTGTAGCAAACTTAGAAGGTAATGTTACAGGTAATGTTACAGGTAACACAAGTGGAAGTTCAGGTTCATGTACAGGGAACGCAGCAACAGCTTCGGCACTTGCAACAGCAAGAACTTTATCGTTTACAGGAGATGTTACAGGTACAGGAGACTTTGATGGCTCAGGTAACTTAGCAACTGCATTAACTATAGCAGCAAATAGTGTTGCATTAGGTACAGATACAACAGGGAATTATATGGCACAAGTAAGTGGTGGAGATGGTATTACTATTTCTCACACGCAGAGCGAAGGCTCAACGGCTACAATTACTGGCACAGCAATATATGATTCAAGTGGAACTAAATTAAATTAAGGGTAGACGCAGATGGCTTTAGCAAGTAGAACAGATTTACAGGATTATTGTTTAAGGAGACTTGGACACCCTGTAATTGAAATTAATGTTGACGATGCTCAACTCTCAGATCGTATAGACGATTCTTTGCAGTTCTTTCAAGAGTATCATTTCGATGGTGTTGAAAAGACATTCGTTAAACATCAAATTACAGGCTCCAAACTAAAGCTAACTGCTAACCTTGGTGGTAATTTTACAAAGGGAGAAACTTTAACAGGAGGAACTTCCGGTGCAACTGCTCTATTTGATTCAACAGATTCAACAGCACAGTTTTTACTTATAGAACAAATTAAATCAGGAACCTTTGTAGCATCAGAAACAGTAACAGGTAATATATCAGGAGCAACAGCAACATTAGGAGCAACAGATTTTTATACTAAAGGTGATATTGAAAACGGCTATTTGCCAATAAGTAACAATATCATAGGTATAACCCGTGTCTTTAATTTTGGTGGAGCAGCTACAAACAATACAAAAGACGGACAACTGTTTGATCTAATGTATCAGTTTAGAATGAACGATCTATATAACTTAATGGGAGCAGACATGATATATTATTCAGTCGTACAATCTCATTTAACAACATTGGAACAACTACTAGTAGGACAACGACAAATTCGTTGGAATAGAAAAACAGACAGACTTTATATAGATACTGATTGGGATAAAACATACAATATAGGCGACTATGTAGTAGCAGAAGCTTATGCTATCCTTGATCCTTCTACATATACAGAAGTTTATGATGATATGTTCCTAAAGAAATATACAACAGCATTATTTAAAAAACAATGGGGCGATAATCTGAAGAAATTTGCAGGTATTCAAATGCCAGGTGGTGTGACTTTAAACGGAGAAACCATTTATAACGAGGCAGTACAAGAGATACAAGCAATTGAACAGGAGATGCAACTTAAATACGAATTACCTCCTCAATTTATGATAGGTTAAACACATGGCCACAAATTTTTATTTCCAAAATGGCGGTGGTATAGGACAAACAGGCGAACAGCGCCTAATAGAAGATCTTATAATCGAAAGTCTTAAAATATACGGACACGATACTTACTACTTGCCTAGAACAATAGTTAACAAAGATGACATCTTTGATGAGGACTCATTGTCTAGGTTCACCCAAGCATATCCTTTAGAAATGTACTTAGAAAATGTACAAGGGTTTGAAGGCCAAGGAGATATATTTACAAGATTTGGAATGGAAGTTAGAGATCAAGCAACTTTCGTACTAGCAAAAAGACGATGGGAGGACATGGTTACAAGGCAAGGTCCTGATGTAGCAAGGAAAGCCAGACCAGTAGAAGGAGATTTAATTTACTTTGAAAAAACTAAATCTTTATTCGAGATTAAATATGTAGATTTCCAAAATCCATTCTATCAGGCAAATAACATTTATGTATTTAAATTAACTTGTGAATTGTTCGAGTATAGTTCAGAGGATTTAGATACAGGTATTGCAACAATAGATGCAATAGAAACAAAATACTCTCAAGATATGTTGGAGTATCAATTTAAGAAAGAAGATGGTGGATTGTTCCTTAAGGAAGATGGCGGTAGTTTAATTACAGAAGCTTATCAAACAAGTGTATCAGAACCAATAGATAACGCAGACTTTGATAACTTATTAACATTAGAAGGCATACTAGACTTTAGCGAATCTAATCCGTTTGGTGAGATAGGAGGCTCGTAATGTTTAGAGATAAGACATTCTATCATAGTCATGTAAGGAAAGCTATTATAGCTTTTGGTACAATATTCAATGATATAAACATAGAAAGAAAGAATTCATCGGGTGCAGTAGCACAAACATTAAGAGTGCCTTTAGCGTACTCTACAAAACAAAAGTTTTTAACTAGGATTGCCAGAGTAGCAGATACAAGTACTAGAGGAGAAGTAGCTCTTACTTTACCTAGAATGGGGTTTGAAATAAATGGTTTAAACTACGACCCAGGCAGGAAGGTAGCTCCTATAAATAGAACGAGAGTAGTAGGAGAAGGAGATGATACTAATACAGTTAGATCTGTGTTTGCTTCTGCTCCGTGGAACATGGATTTAGCATTATATATATTTGCGAAGAACCAAAATGATGGATTAAATATAATAGAACAAATACTTCCTTATTTTAATCCTGACTTTAATGTAACAATAAACGATCTCCCAGAAGTGGGAATTAAAAGAGATTTAAAAATAACTTTAGATAATGTTAATTATGAAGACGAATATGAAGGCGAGTATGCGAACAGGATTAGTGTAATATGGACATTAAATTTTACTATGAGGCTTAATTTTTACAGTCATGTAGCAAATGTAGATGTTATTAAACAGGCAGTAATAGATGCTTATAGTGATCCTAACTTATCCTTAGATAAAGTAGCACTCTCAGCAGGAAGAGCAAGGGTTAAAGCAACTGTTGATCCTCAATCTGCAACACCAGCCGATGAATATAAGTTCTTGGAGGAATTTGATGAAGCGTTCGAAACATAGCGGTTTTGAAGAATTAGATAAAAGTTTTAATACAAAAGAAATTACAAAAGCTTTAGAAACTAATTTAAGAAAAACTGAAGAAGAGAGACAACTCCCAGCAGTAGACATGTCAGAAGAAGAAAAAGATGCTCTACATGCCAAACAACAAGAAGAAGACTTACAATACGCTAGAATGATGCTAAAACAAGCAGAGGCATTTAATGCTGAGGCAATAGAAGGCATATTACATATAGCAAGAAACTCAGACCAGCCTAGAGCATACGAAGTAGCAGGTGGATTAATTAAAAATCTACAGGATAATGCTAAAGACATGTTAGATGTACATGAAAAACAGAAAAGAATAACAGCAGATGACTCTAAAGGCAAACAAATTAAAACACAAAACAATATGTTCGTAGGTAGCACAAAAGATTTACTACAAGCATTAAAAGGCGAACAAGCTAAAACAATAGAAGGCGAAATAGCAGAAGACGATGGCACGACCTGAAGAAGTCTCATATCACGGTAATCCTAATCTTAAACCATTAGCATATCAGCACGATTTTACTAAAGAAGAAATTGCAGAGTATGTTAAATGTCAAAAAGATCCTAAGTATTTTATAGAAAACTATGTAAAGATTGTTACACTAGACAGAGGATTACAACCTTTTAAATTATTTGATTGTCAGAAAGGCAAAGTAGATCTCATAATGAATGAGAGAAAAGTAATTTTAATGGAAGGTAGACAGCAAGGTAAAACAGTAACAGCAGCTGCGTGTATATTACATTATACAATATTCCAAGAAGATAAGACAGTAGCTATAATGGCTAACAAAGCCTCAGCAGCGAGGGAAGTATTAAACAGATACCAGATAATGTATGAGAATTTACCTTTGTGGATGCAACAAGGTGTTAGAGTATGGAATAAGGGTGATGTAGAATTAGAAAACAATAGTAAAGTACTCTCAGCAGCTACAACAGCATCCGCCATTCGAGGTAAATCAGTTAACTGGTTGTACATTGATGAGGCAGCAATCATACCTAACAACATAGCAGACGAGTTCTTTACATCTGTTTATCCTACTATCTCAGCTGGTGAGACAACAAAGATTCTACTTACATCTACACCATTAGGCTACAATCACTTCTGGAAATTCTGGAATGAGGCAGAGAAAAAAGAAAACGGTTTTGAACACATGTTTATACCTTACTATGAGATACCAGGAAGAGATGAGAAGTGGTTAGAAGAACAAAAAGGACTCTTAGGTGAGGTAAAATTCAACCAAGAGGTAATGTGCGAGTTTCTAGGTTCAACAAATACTTTAATAAATGCTACAACAATTGGTAGATTAAGTAGTAAACCAGTAGAGTTTACAAATAATGGACTAGATATATATGAGAATCCTAAAGAAGGACATTACTACGCAATGGCATGTGATACTGCCAGAGGTATTGGTGGAGATTATTCTGCTTTTGTAGTCGTAGATATAACACAAATGCCTTATAAGGTTGTGGCAAAGTATAGAGACAACTCAATAGCCCCTATGTTATTTCCAGATGTAATTGGAAAGGTTGGTAGGGACTATAATAATGCTTTTATATTAGTAGAAGTAAACGATATAGGACAACAGGTAGTAGAAATACTACATCAAGAAGTAGAATATGAGAACATATTAAGCACAGTACAAGAACAAAACAGACAATATGTAAGTCCTGGCTTTGGTAAAGCAACAAAGTTAGGTGTAACTACTTCTAAACAAGTTAAAAGACAAGGGTGTTTTACATTTAAGTCTTTACTAGAAGAACAAAAATTATTGATATTTGATGAACATATAATACATGAGATATCAACTTTTATTGAGAAAGGCAATACATATCAAGCAGACGAAGGTTATCATGATGACTTAGTCATGTGTATGGTATTGTTTGGGTGGCTTACAAGTCAAAACTTCTTTAAGGATATGACAGATGTCAATGTTAGAGAAGGATTATATGGACAACAGATGGGAGAGATTGAAACTAATCTTACTCCATTTATTAAAATAGATGGCTCAGAGCCCGAAGTAGAAGTTATAGGAGATGATGTCTGGTTATTAGAAGATGAGTATAATCCAGGCAACTTGCAGAAGAAATTAAGAGATTTAATAAATAGATAATGTATTTACAATAAGAATGTCGTATTTACAAAATTGTAAGTCTAACTTTTGTCATGTATAAATAGTAGGATGATAATAAAAACTTGTGTCATTCATAAGATAATATAAACCGAGGAGAAAAACATGGCATTTCAGCTATCACCAGGTGTTCTTGTTAAGGAAACAGATCTTACTTCTGTTATTCCAGCAGTAGCTACTTCTATAGGAGCTTTTGTTGGTAATTTCAGATGGGGACCTGCCGGCGAGATCACAACAATTAGTACAGAAAACGAACTTGCAGCCAAGTTCGGACAGCCAGATGACGCTACAGCAGTTGACTTTTTAACAGCAGCTTCATTCTTGGCCTATGGTAATAACCTTCAATTAGTTAGAGCTATTGACGATACAACAGCAGTTAATGCTGTAGCATCTGGCTCAGCGACACTAATTAAAAATGCAGAAGATTACGCATTAAACCATTCAACCGGTTCCGGTTCAAATGGTATGTGGGCAGCTAAATATCCTGGCGTCTTAGGTAACTCACTTAAGGTTGCATTCGCAGATTCTAGTAATTTCGACACTAATTCAGTGGCGTCTACTACTATAACAGCAGGCGGAACAGGTTATACAAGCGCACCTACAGTTGCATTTACTGCACCTGGTTCAGGTGTTACTGCTACAGGTACTGCTACAATAAGTGGCGGAGCTGTTACAGCAATCACTATTACAAACCCAGGTAATGGTTACACCAGCGCACCAACAATTTCATTCAGTGGCGGTGGAGGTTCTGGAGCAACAGCTACAGCAACACTAGCAACTGATTGGGCATATAAAAATGAATTTGATAGAGCACCACTTACTTCTACAAAGGTAGCAATACAAGGCGGTTCAAACGACGAACTTCACATTGTTGTTATTGACGAAGATGGAGCAATTTCAGGCGTAGTTAATACAGTCCTAGAAAGATTCTCTCATGTGTCTAAAGCATCAGATGCTAGAGGACTAGAAGGTGGTTCAATATTCTACAAAGATGTAATTAACAATCAGTCACAGTATGTTTACTGGACAGATCATCCAGCAGGAGACGCTACTTGGGGAACAGCAGGTAACGCAACAGCATTTACATCAGGATTCACAACAGCAGAAGCAACAATTAGCCTTTCAGGTGGTGTTGATGACGCACCTGACTCAGGTGACTTACAAACAGCTTGGAGCTTGTTTGCAGATGCAGAACAAACAGACGTAAACCTTCTTATAACTGGAGCATTGAATACTACAGACCAAAAGTATGTACAAGATAACATTGCTAAAGTAAGAAAAGATTGTGTTTCATTCCATTCACCAGTACTAGCCTCCGTTGTTAACAACTCAGGCTCAGAAGTATCATCCATTACTACAGATAAAGGGCAGTTAGCTGCTACTTCATATAGTTTCATGGACGGCAACTGGAAATACATGTATGATCGTTATAACGATGTATACAGATGGGTTCCATTAAATGGAGACACAGCAGGTTTATGTGCAAGCACTGACGCAGAAGCAGATCCGTGGTTCTCACCAGCAGGATTTAACAGAGGACAGATTAGAAATGCTGTTAAACTAGCATGGAGTCCTACTAAAACAAACAGAGACGAACTTTACAAAATTGGCGTAAACCCAATTATCAATAGCCCAGGAAATGGCATTGTATTGTTTGGAGACAAAACTCTATTAGCAGCACCTAGTGCGTTTGATAGAATTAATGTTCGTAGACTGTTCATTGTATTAGAGAAGGCAATTTCTACTTCAGCTAAATTCCAATTGTTTGAATTTAACGATGCTTTTACTAGGAATCAATTCACATCACTTGTTACACCTTTCTTAAGGAATGTACAAGGTAGACGTGGTATATTTGATTTTAAAGTAATATGTAACGAAAGTAATAACACAGGACAAGTTATCGATAGCAACCAATTTGTTGCAGATATCTTCATTAAGCCTGCTCGTTCTATTAACTTTATTACATTAAACTTTATAGCTACTAGAACAGACGTTAGTTTCGAAGAGATTGGCGGATAACTTATAAATAACTATTAAGGAGTAGGAGAACAACATGCCTAATATAACAAATTTTAAAACAGCGTTAGCAAACGGCGGAGCTCGTCCTAACCAGTTTAAAGTTTTTATTCCATTTCCAACTGGAGAAGCGAATGAGAACGAACAACTGTTAGTTAGTGGAGCAGCTTTACCGGCTTCAACTGTTAATCCAGTGATTACACAGTATAGAGGTAGGGAAGTTAAGTTTGCAGGTGAAAGAATATTTGATCCGTGGACAATTACAATTATTAATAACGAAAACCAAACTCTCAGAAGGTTATTTGAGGATTGGATGGAGTTAATTAATAATAAAGAGGATAACAGCGGCGAAACCGAATGGCTTCGTTACCAGCAGGATGTTATTGTTGAACATTTGGACAGGAACGATAAACCTTTAACCGGTGGTAAGTACAAATTGAAAGAGGCCTTCCCAATAAACATGTCAGAAATTGCATTACAGTATGCACAGAACGACATTATTGAAGAATTTACGGTTACATTTCAATATCAAACATACGAAGTCAGCTAGTTTTAGACTAGTGTACAAGGATATATAAATTATGGATTTATTTGGATTTGAGATCAAGCGGAAAGAGCAACCGAAGGGTGAAAAGTCCTTCGTTGCTCCATCCCAAGATGATGCTATTGAAAGCATACGAGCTGGTGGGTATTATGGCACCTACATGGATTTGGAAGGTGTCGCTCACACAGAGTCGGAACTTATTAAAAGGTATCGAGACATTGCCGGAATGGCAGATGTTGATACAGCAGTAGAAGATATTATTAATGAATCAATAGCACAACTTGAGAATGAATCTCCCGTTGAACTCAACCTAGATGATGTAGATTTATCATCTGCAGTTAGGAAATCAATCCAAAAAGAATTTGAAGAGATTAAAAATCTCATGGACTTTAAAAATAGAGCCCAAGATTATTATAGACGATGGTATATTGATGGCAAAATATTTTTTCACAAAGTCATCGATATGGAAAATCCTAAAGACGGGATCAAGGATATTAGATATATTGATCCAAGAAAAATTAGGAAAGTGCGTGAAGTTAAGAAGGAAAAGAATCCTTCTGGCGTAATGTTTGTTAAAGATGTAGAAGAGTTTTTTATCTATAATGATAAAGGAGTTACATCTAAACCAGGAGCTTATGTAGCACCTGAAAATCAGCAAGGGCTGAAGATAACAAAAGACGCCATAGCATACGCACCAAGTGGTTTGGTAGATCACGATAAGAACATAGCACTATCGTATCTACATAAGGCTATTAGGCCTGCAAACCAACTAAGAATGATGGAGAATGCTGTTGTTATATATAGAATAACAAGAGCACCTGAAAGAAGGATATTTTATGTAGATGTTGGTAACTTGCCGAAGATGAAGGCAGAACAATATCTAAAAGACATCATGGATAGATATCGTAATAAATTAGTTTACGATGCTAACACAGGTGAAATTAGAGATGATAAGAAGTTCATGTCTATGTTGGAAGACTTTTGGTTACCCAGAAGGGAAGGCGGAACAGGAACAAGTATTGATACATTGCCAGCAGGTCAAAACCTAGGGCAGATAGAAGATGTAGAATACTTTCAAAGGAAATTATATCAGTCCTTGAATATTCCTGTATCGAGATTAGAACAACAGGCTGGACTAAACTTTGGTAGAGCAGCTGAGATAAACCGAGACGAGATGAAGTTTACAAAATTCATCATCAAGTTAAGAAGGAAGTTCTCAGTTATGTTAAGCGATCTTTTGAAGACGCAGCTCTTACTAAAAGGTGTTTTAACAGAAGACGATTGGCATGGAATCAAAGACGATATAGAATTTGAGTTTGCCACAGATGCTTATTACACAGAGTCTAAGGAACAAGAAATTCTTAGAAGTAGAGTAGAAGTATTAAACGGTCTAGCAGCATATATAGGAACATTTTTTAGTAAGCGTTACATACAAAAGAATGTATTAATGTTAACGGACGAGGAAATAGATACAATCGAAACAGAAATTATGGCAGAGCCACAATATAGTAGACAGTATCAATGGAGTCCATTACAAGCAAGTGATCCGGCACAACCGGCACCTGAAGGTAATATAAGTAATGATGTACCAGGAGAGGGTAACCCTGTACCTGGACCTGATAATGGAGCATAATATGGCAGAAACAGACAGAACACAAGAAGTTAATGATTTGGTGAATGACATCGTAGCAGGTAATACTGCAGATGCGCAACAAAAATTTAACGATCAGATGACAGCCCGAGCACAAGAGGCGTTAGACGATCAAAAGGCAGGAGTAGCAGCAGACATATATAATAAACATGTTGTAGATCCTGACATGGAACCACAAGGTGTAGCATTAGATGATGCACTTGTGGATATAGATCAAACAACAGGCATGCCTGTAGAAGGAGAAACAAATGGCGAAGACATTTAAAAATTTTAGAGCAGGAATTATTACCGAAAGTCCTGTTGACGGTGTAGCTAAAGGCTCACTGGATGGTGATAAGCACATGTGCGCTAGTAAAATAATGCACAAGGAATGGAAAGAGGGTACACCTATTATTGGTGAACACGCAGAGCCAGTAGATGGTGAAGTATCCTGGTATAAAGTAATGTTTGAACACGGTATAGAAACAGTTGAAGTGAATGATCCTAATGTAGAAGTTATAGAAGAAGCTTCTCACATGAACCATAAGAAAAAATCATATTAATTTAATTAAAAGGAAATCACATGGCAGTCACAGTAAATAACTTAAAACTAACCCAAGTCCAGGGTGTAGTATCTGTTAGGGGGACTGCTGCTACCGGAACAATTGCTTTAGCAACAACACTAAAGAAATCAACTGAGACGCAAAGCTCCCCAGCAGTCAATATAAAAGGACTACATTGGACCTTGTCTAGCGGTGCTAGCGCCAAGGTTCAAAGAAACTCCGTCGTATTATTTGAACTACACGAAAGTGGTTCATTAGATATGTACGGATATGCAGAGAACTCAGAAAACACATCAGATATAGAAGTAGTTATAGCCGGCGGAGCTGGTGGAACTGTTATAGTTGATTGTGCTAAAGTTTCTGGTTACGGTTCACAACAACATCAAGATGCACCACTAGACACTAACGACGCAGGTAATGTCTATGACGGTGGTTCATTAGGTTAACGGAGAAATAAATGAGACTTATTAAAGAATTTAACGAAAGTATTAACTATCTCACAGAAGATAGTAAAGATCCTAAGAAGCCTAATGTATTCATAGAAGGTGTATTCTTACAATCAGATTTAAAGAACAAAAACGGTCGTGTATATCCTAAAGAGATTATGCAACGAGAAGTTAACAGATATGTTAACGAATCTGTCAACACTAAAAGAGCTTACGGAGAGCTAGGACACCCAGAAGGCCCTACTGTAAACTTAGACAGA